CGTGTTCCAACTGGTCCCAGTGTTCCTTGTGGACCCGTATTTCCTTGTGGTCCGATAGGACCTCTTGTTCCAACTGGACCCAATGTTCCTTGTGGACCCGTATTTCCCTGCGGTCCGATAGGTCCCCTAGTACCGATTGGTCCTGTATTACCTTTAGGTCCCTGAGTACCTTGAGGGCCAATGGTTCCACGCAGACCTAATGGGCCTGTATTACCTTGAGGTCCCTGAGTACCTTGAGGGCCAATGGTTCCACGTAGTCCTACTGGTCCTTTTGTTCCTATAGGTCCTTGAGGTCCTTGTGTACCTTGTAAACCGACTGGTCCTTTTGTACCTGCTGGGCCTGGAGATCCCTGTGGTCCCCTAGTCCCTGGCGGTCCTGGCTCTGTTCCTGCTGGACCTGCTGGGCCTGGCGATCCTTGTGGACCTCTAGTCCCTGGCGGTCCTGGCTCTGTTCCTGCTGGACCTGCTGGACCTGCGGATCCCTGTGGTCCACGAGTTCCTTGTAAACCAGTTGTTCCTTGTGGTCCAGTAAGACCAGCTGGTCCAGTATTACCACTTGGTCCTTTAGGTCCTTCTGTTCCTATAGGTCCAATTGGTCCTGTATTACCTTGAGGACCGGCAGTACCTTGAGGTCCTTCTGTTCCTGCTGGTCCAATAGGTCCCGTATTTCCGACTGGACCTGTTATTCCTTGAGGTCCTTCTGTTCCTTGTGGACCTGCTGGACCGGCAGTACCCTGCGGTCCTTTTGTACCTTGAGGTCCTTCTGTTCCTTGTGGACCTGCTGGACCGGCAGTACCCTGCGGTCCTTTTGTACCTTGAGGTCCTTCTGTTCCGATTATGCCTTGTGGTCCCGTATCTCCTTGAGGACCCTTCGTGCCCTGCAATCCTTTAGTTCCACGGAAACCTTTTGGTCCAGTATCACCTTGAGGACCAGCAGTACCCTGTGGTCCTTCGGTTCCGGTTGGTCCGATAGGACCTGTTAATCCAGTAGTACCTCTTGGTCCTCGTTCACCCTCTGTTCCCCGTGGTCCGATAGGACCTGTGATACCCTGTGGGCCTGCGGTTCCCTGAGGCCCTTCTGTTCCTGTAGGTCCGATTGGTCCAGTATTACCCTGTGGTCCAGTATTACCTTGAGGTCCTTCGGTACCAGTTGGTCCGATTGGTCCAGTATTACCTTGAGGACCCTGAGTGCCTTGAGGTCCTTCGGTACCAGTTGGTCCAATTGGTCCTGTTAATCCTTGTGGTCCAGTATTACCTTGAGGTCCTTCTGTTCCTGTAGGACCGATTGGTCCTGTTAATCCTTGTGGGCCTTGAGTTCCTTGTGGTCCTTCAGTACCTGTTGGTCCTATGGGTCCAGTATTACCCTGTGGACCTCTCGTTCCCTGCGGACCTTCTGTACCTGTTGGACCTATGGGTCCTGTCAATCCTTGTGGTCCGGTGTTACCTTTTGGACCCTCTGTTCCTGTTGGTCCTATTGGTCCGGTAAGTCCCGTTGGTCCCTGTGGTCCCTTTGGTCCTTCTGTTCCCGTAGGGCCGATAGGTCCGGTAAGTCCTGTCGGACCCTGTGGTCCCTTTGGTCCCTCTGTTCCAGTTGGTCCAATAGGACCTGTAAGACCTGTCGGACCCTGTGGTCCTTGCGGTCCTTCAGTACCATTAATACCCCTAGGTCCAGTAGCACCCGTTGGGCCCTGTGGACCCTGTGGTCCTTCTGTTCCGTTTATTCCTACTGGTCCAGTAGCACCCGTTGGTCCCTGTGGGCCTTGTGGTCCTTCTGTTCCTCTTGGCCCAGCTGGTCCTATTGTACCTCTCGGGCCCTGAGTTCCTTGAGAACCACCTGGCCCCTGAGTTCCTTGAGGTCCCTTATCACCAATGTCTGTGTTATCAATGATATCTTGGATATTGGTAACCCGTGCATCTAAATTTATGATTTCATTAGCATTGTCGGTGATTGTAGTAGGGTCTATACCCTCAAAGGCCTCTAGGACTTCAGTATCAACTAAGTTGCTGATATATTCCGGAGTGATACCAGAACCATTTCCACCGCCAACGTCGACCGAAGAGTATAGTTCTTGAAAGTTTGCATTTATTTTTTCACTGGCTTCGCGGAGAGTATCACCACTTCCGTCGTTTGCAGAACCGCCAGTATTTAGAATTTTTCTCGACATTATAGGTTTCCGTTATGTGTGGTCTGATGCGTCTAGGGTTTCGTATTCTTGAGAGAGGTCTAAACCTTCATCATCCAAAGTTGGTGGTCTTACGCCAGCCCAATCTGCGACTGTAACGAAGTCATCAACCAACTGTTGCAGAGATACATTTTCGTATCTGTCCAAAGTCTCTAGAGAACTTACAATGATACCTGTACCCGTATCCCTTTGCGCTTGTGTTCTAACGTCTACTGCATCATTCTCTTCCATAGTAAGTAGAGAATAAGTAGGTTGTACATGCTTACCTAATGCAGTTGCCTCAAGAAGTATAGCATAATTAGGAACTTCTAATGGGTCTACGGTTAACCCTGCCTTTAAATCAACACTTGCAACTGATTGTGTCTCTGTTTCGGCAGCGAGGTAGAACCCAGCTGGGTGTATCAACTTAGTATATAGGGTTTCATAGTCACTCAAGGACATACCTGTTTTCAAAAGAACTGAAAATATCTGGTATTTCTTATCGTCCTGTATATACCTCAATGACTGAGGTCCAATTAATGAACCGCCAGGCTTGTCATTTAATATGAAAATGTTTTTCTTAGGATAACTTATTTCTACATTTTCACCATAAAATGCTTTAAAAAACTGTTCGGTGGATATGGCAGTACCCTTAGCGCGGTAAAGGTCAGCAAGAAGTCTTGCCATCAACCGTGGACTCTGATAGAATGATGACGTTTCTAGTCCGTCACTTATCTCTCCTATCAGTTGATCCAAATAACTTAATTCGGTATTAGAGATATTTCTTACATCAAACAAGTTATGAATTTGTTCGGTTATAGAAGTATTCGTTTCTTCTCCAGTACTCTCGTAATACTTCTCTAGAAATAAAACTAGTTTAGGGTATTCATCTACGAAAAACTCTGGTAGTACCTGAGATACCTGACTCTGGTAAAACTTAGGAGTACTTCTGTATTGTCTGGATATGTTAGACATTATAGTATAGTCCTAGTAGCCCCTGCATCTATGTACCCCGTAGTCGACGATACACTCTCATCTAATGTTATGATGTAATTGCGTAGTGGACTAATTGTGCTCTGATTTGCAGGCACCGCTGATATTCGAATACCAGTTCCTACATAACCATCCTTGTCAATACGTATTGAATTAAGTAATACGGTTCCCTTCACTGGGTCATACGTACCAATGTTATTAATAACAACTGCACCGTCAAGGTCTTGTAGTTGCAATTGAGTTGAACCCAATAGGTTCTTGACTACAACGTTCTTACCATTTGACTTGAATACAGATGAGTTTATTGTATGGTCATCCTTGTCTGGCTCTGCAAGCAAGAATGGGAATTTGATTGTGTGATCTTTTTCTATGTACGATAGAAGGGGTCTACCTAGTAGATTCTTCGATTCTTCGATTTCTGCAATCTGACTGTTAAGATCAATTCGTTGCTGTACTTTAACTGACATTTTAGAGTTAAGTATTGAAGACGACAATGAATCTATTTGAGTCAATAGGTTAGACCGACGGAAGACTGATTCAAATGTACCCAAAACATTATCCATATAATCTCTAATGAATGCGTCGACTTGAGCCTGTAATGCTTCGGTAGATGAAGGACTCTTTAGTGGGTCGATGTTAAACACTGTGGTCAATTCTAAGAACGTCATCTCTGGAGCAACGAACTCTGTATCGATTGACATAATAGATAGGTTGGATGTCAACTGGTCTTTGATATTCTGTTTAACTTCTTCTTCAACCGAAGGTGCCACTCCATCTAGGAAATTAAGACTGACAAATACCTTACCAAATTGTTTTGGTATATTATCATTACCACCCCATGCAATAACGTCACGTATGAAGTTACCGTAGTTTTTTGATATCAATGCAGTATAATCGTCTGCTGTTACTAGTCTGTTCTGTGCGGCAAATGACCTAGGTGCATTTAGTTTGATTGACGATACGTTTTCCTTCTCTGCACCACCACCGCTTGCTGCGATAACTGATACCTGAATAGGTTGACCGTCAACGGTGGTTGAGGTACTGAACGCCTCTGCACCGTTTGCTTCTGAACCACGGGATGTGATATAAGTCACTTCTATCCGATTACCAGCACGAGGTGCGGTACCTAAGATATTACCGTCGCTAAAGAATACCTCATACTGACCATTTGCAGTCTCTCGTAGAATGAATACTTTAGAGTCAGCGTTTACTGTAGTAACGTCGTTGATGTTCGAGAATCTCTGGAATGAGTTAGACAGATAGTTATCGTAAACTTTTACATTAATAGTAGACACATCGAGAGTGTCGTCTGGTAGTACATATATAGCACCTTCACCTTCACCCACAATGAATGTCTTTGTCTTTTTAGATCCTTCCCGTACGGTTATTCTTGTATCATTAGAAAAGTTTTTAAATACATAGTTTCCATCGTCGAACTGTGCCGTGCATTGTTCTTGTGTAGTAAAGGTATATACCGATGTACCTAAAGAAGAAGTGAACTCTGTACCGATAGGCAGAGACAACGAAGCAGGACCTGTAGGATGGTTTACAACTGATAGAGATAGGATTGCAGATGACGCAGTACGTGACTTAGGAATGTACCCTAGTGACTCTGCGTGTGATACAACCGATGACCGCAACTGTGCGGAACCCAGAAAGGATTCGTTGATTGCCATGTTGGCAACCAGTCCATTGATGTGAGTGTTGTGTGCCAACACGTCTAGTATGTTAGATAGACCACTTGCAGTGAAGTCGTAATCTTGGAATTCTGTCTGCTGTTCTAGATACGTTTGTAGTTGAGACTTTATCGAAAAGAAGTCTAACTCTGAATTTTGTATAGCCATTTATCTGGTCCTTGCAATGTTTAAATTCAACGTAACAACTTTTTGGGTATTCACCACTTCAAAAACTATAGTCACATTTAAGGAATTACCGTTTGGGTCTAGCAAACTGTTTATTTGTTGTATCTTCGCTCTAGGTTCGAACTTCTGTATGGCATAAGAAATGTTAGCACGAACGTCCTCTACCTCTAAGTCTGTAGATAGACTAAAGAGAAGATCGTACAAGTTAGCACCATAGTATGGTCTGTATGGAAGTTCTCCGTGATTAGTCATAAGAAGATTTTTCACAGACTGCATTACCGCAGCGGCATCTGTCTTTTTGTAGATACCCCCAGTAGGAGATGCATCAAATGTACAGTCTATGTCCGAATACGTACGAGGAATCGAAGTCGTGATCGGAGCATTCTGTAAATTACCATCCTGTACAGAAAAATTTCTTTTTGAGGAACCCATATCGATTATCCATCGTTATATACTTTTGTACTATTTATACAGAAACAGAAGCCTTCTTATACAAGACCATCAAGAAATTCTTGAAATTCTTCTTCTGCCATACTATCAAAGTCGGGTATATCGTCGTCACTGAGACTAGGAAGAGTAACTTTCGGTCTATCGTGTGACGCAAGTATGTCTCCTGTAAGGACAGGAGGCAACACTCCTAGTGCTGATAGTTTGTCCAACCCTGGCAATGGAATCTCTAGTGGAAGACCTATTAACTCAAGCACATCACAGAAAGTGAGGGTGAGAAAATCTAGAAGTTTACCTAGACCAATTGCATCAAGGAACTTCTTAATCTTCTTCAACCATATGTTGAACAGTTCCTTCATAGTGATAATCTTCCAGTCTCTAGCCGCAGTACATATCTGGTTTATCTTATCTTCGAGACACTGTACCTTACCTTCGATCTCTCCACCCATGATGTCTTGTATACTGATATCAAAAGGTGAAGGCAAAGGTATTGACAATTCCATAATCTGTGATACAATATCACCCTGCAACTTTGCTAGTTGATCTTCGAGTTCTTTCTGTGCATCAAAGTTATTGATCTTGTCTTCTGTCTCTTTTACCTTATCCTTGGCATCCTGTTCTAAGTCTGCGAGTTCCTGTTCTACATCAAAGTTCTGTAGCTTTTCTATGTCTCCAACAATACGGTCCATCTCTTCTTGATACTTTGCGACGATCTGATCTATAACCGCACGTACCCATTCCGCCATGTCGAATGATAGAGGAACCGGAAGGGGTGGTAATCCCAGAAGGTCCCATATCTCCTTGAACTTACCGATCAGTTCATCTAGTAGTTTGAAGAGGGACATTGTGCACCACTCCATGATCTCATTCTTTATGTACGACCATGTAAGTTTTGCTTTCCACTCTGCACACTCTACACCGAACTCACCGTCAAAGTAACGATACTGCTCAGGTACAAGTGCATACAGTGCATCAATGACCTGTGCTCTCTGATCTTCCAACTCATCCATTGCAGAGTTGTATGCATCCTCTTGCAACTTACCGGATTCAAAATCTTGTTGCAATGTTTCTAGTTTTGTGGTATACTCTTCAGTGATACCAGCAATTTCTTGTTTTAGTTCTTCTTGGTATTCTGGTTCCATGATGCGTAACACATCGATAGTCAATCCCAGTACAGGTACGTCGAACGATAAAGGAATGATCTTGGATATCATCTCCAGCATCTTGACAGGAATGTAAATATGAAACTCCTGTACCAGTTCGGTGAATGCGTCCTCTGCCTCTTTCTCTAGTTGCCGAACCTTACCCTTATCCCACCATGGCTTAAACAAGTCAGAGATGGTTTCAATTGTATCCTCGATTTCCTTGATTGTATCTTCTAACTCTGATACAATACCAAGTGGATCTTCTCCATTCTTTAATGCGTCTATCTGTGCCTGAACCCGTGCACGTTCTTCCTCCGTCTTCTCCTTCATCTCGTTTTCTAGATTCTGGATCCGCTCGAGTGTCTCCCTAGTGTCCGTCTGCGCTTTAGTTTTCAGTTCTTCTATCTGCGCTTCAATATCACTAGGTATCGCAGTGATCTGATTGAACATGTTGGTAAGGTCCGCCTTGGTCGGTAGACCTGAAGGTGGGCATGGAAGTGCAATGGTTGTCATCCCAATACTACCTTGTTCCCTGCGCGTACTGTAACACTATCTGTACCTGTTACTGAGACATTCTTCGCAGACACCGTCGCCTTCTCTGCTGCGTTAACCGAAACATTATTCCCTGCAATCGTAGCATTACCTACGACGGTGATAAGACAATCACCTTTCACGACAAGACTGTCGTCTACCTCAATTATGGTTATACGTGAACCGTCTGGTTGTATCTCGTAGTACGTATCCGATTTGTGTTGTTCGCGAATACGTTCCATACCTTCGGTGTCGTCCCACTCTTTATAGTGTCCACTCTCTGTTTGATACACCTTGTTGTACGGGTAGTTCTCTAGTGCCTTCTTGTTCGTATCGTCCTCTTTGGGTACAGTACCAATCACCATAGGCAACTGAGAGTTATGTCCGTCAAGGAATATACCGAACACTTGTGTACCCACGAGGATACCTAGGTTCTGTCCATTACCTTCGTGGATCCCAGTGGTAACGGGTACAACTATCTGGGCCCAAGGTAGGTCTTCGTCTTTGATCTCATCGTATACCCCGTACACGTTGACCTTGACTCGACCCAACTTCAAAGGGTCGTTCTTTATATCAACGACTCTACCTAGGAACCAACGTGATTGGTCCCCATAAAATTCAATATAATCTTTAGGTATCATTGTACATCACCTTCTGATATTTTCAAGCATGATAAAGATGCAGTGTACTCTTCCCTATTGAAGGAATGCTTTGCTGCGAATATTAAGAAGTCCCCTGACTTTCTATTATCGTAAAAGTAATCAGTGTCTTCGGGTGCCGTGTTACGCATGAACCTGACCGCAATCTTTCGACCCGTGGTCATGTGTGCAGTACCATCCAGAAAATCTACTCCGTTGACGATGATTGACAGTGGATTGTTTTTAATTAGATTGTCTATGGCACGATTAATAGTGTTCAACTTATAGTGACCTTTCTCACTCTGGTGGTACGATGAGTCCTTATCGTACGCATCCGTTGAACCTACCTGTGTTATTGTCCTAGATGGAAACTCATTGAATGACTTATCTTGTGCCTTGTACTCATCACTATAATGATACTTCGATTCTGGCATGATGTCGATGACATCTTTCTGTATATCAAACACATAATGATTCTTTAGTTCTTCGGTGTCCTTCTTGGTAGGATTCAAGTACTTGTACTGTGCGCCAACCAACCCTTTCTTTATAAGAGATAGTAGGTTGTCGGTATCAGAGAATTTGTATCCTTTGATCACTCTTCGATGTGAAGGGTTCAATGGAGCTCCGGTCGACATAGTTGCTTCACCATATGAGAATGGTAGGTCCGAATTAATAACGGGTGCTGATAGAAGCGTCTTTAGATCGATGAAGGTTAGTTCATCATTGACTAGGGTAGATAGAAGATAGAACGGGTACCCTTCTGTGGTACACGACATGTTCTTAATCCAACACATGGCTTCGATTGGTGAGAGGTTAGGTACGATCAACTTCATCTTCTTCTGAGTGTTATCAGTAGAAAGAACCTCTTTGCCTAAGTAACTTGAAGAAATACCTTTGATGATTTCAGATGGGTTATCGGAGTATGACTCATTGACGTTTACCAGACTAGATAGAAATCCAATGTCTTCTATCAAGTGCAATACAAAAAACTCAGTGTTATCACTCATCTTGGTCGATGCTATGATGGTGTCTAGGTAGAATGTTTTGGAAACAGGTTCACTATCCTCTCGTGTACTCTGTAGTTCTATCTCTACCTTTTCACCCCCACCGATGTTAGCACTCGCTATGACATCCTTTTCATCCGAAAAAGTGATTGCCGCAGTTAGATAAGGTTTATCGATGTGTTCATAGATGTCTATGTTACTGACGTTATCAGTGATGTTGATAATCCGATCACCGATTCGTTCGGACTGTATTGTCACGGCCGTGATCGATACTGATTCAGCGGCATCTGTAGTTACGGAACTCATTATGACTTAATCGCTTTTTTGAATGCACCGACTACAGTATTAATAGAGCTTGGTTTGATTACTCTAATTTGCTTTAGATCGTCATTCGTTTTTTCATATTCATCCAAGAAGGTTGTTTTGACAACGTCTTGGGGTACAGGTTCATATGGGTTGATGTCCACACGTTCACCGTCTTTTGTATAGTGGTGTGCTGACAGATGCTCTGCAACGACAGTGTCTACTGTAAAGTCTGAATAAACCACTTCTGTTGCAACATCCCCTAGCAACTCCCCTGCTACAAAGGTGCCGTCTGTTTCTACAGTAAGTTGTCCTAGGTCCAAATCCTTGTATACGATTGTACCCACCGCCTCACTAGTGTACCCTTTGATGACATCCCCTACACTGAGACGAGAAGTCATATCAGCACGAATAACTAAAGTTGTATTAGGGTGGTTCTTCTTGACAATCTTCACCAAATCAGTATTTGACACTGGCCAACCCTGTTCTCTTAACTTAGGGTTCATTAGGTACAACACCCAATGCAACTGAGGATCATTGTACAGACCGAATGCAACGTTATCAGCACGTTCACCATTTGATATGTAATAGTCTTGGTAGAACGAAGCAGACAATCTAACATCATCCATTACTTCTGCGTATGCAGTTAGGTTGACGGCTACAGCGGATTCCCCATTAAAGTTATAATTGATCTTAGGAAATGATTTAAAATATGCCATTAGAATCCATCCAATATATCTTGTTTGTTCAAGGTGGTCTCTTCAGTGAAGTTCAATGAGAGGTCGATTTCGACAGGTTCACCATCACGATGGAATGCCATAGACGATGGGTTGAAATTAGTAGTAATGCTAGTAAGGTAACACGACTTGATCTTAGGTCCTATATCGATAGTGTTTTGGTTTTCATCAACAAATTCTGTTTTGATAACGAATGGGTGTGGGTACTTGAATCCAACACTGATCTCGCTGCCATTCCCTCCATCTTTCACTGCCTTCCCTGCAAAGCCAATCGATTCTGGATAAGCATAGAACCTAAATCGTTTGATGATTGCCTTAATCTCTTGTGCTTCTCTAGAGTTCTTCGCAATGAACTTAAACGAGAATGCAAACTGTCGTACCGCAACACTACGGAATAAGGTACGAATGTTAGGGTCAACGGTTACACGTAATGCAGCTGCGGCACCGTCCCCTACTTCGGTAGGTCCACGTTTTGCTAGTTTAGCGATACCCAATTTTCCCAGGCTGCTAGCAGTTGTTGCACCAGCACCCTTGAATAGATCGATGAAATCTCCAAGTGCATTTCCCAGTACATCCCCTGCCTTACCATTCGCACCACTTAGTGCGTTATTCAAGAGTGCACCTGACGGACCTAAACTAGGACTATCATAAGTAAGTGTATCTGTGGATCCGAATGCGATAGGTAGATAAACCGATATCTTCTTGGTACTTAATGGCATATGGATGCCAGGGCTTATTGTAAGTGGCTTATCCTCTTTGTTGGTACTATCTGGGTCTTTTTCCGCTGTACCAGAACCTTCGGTATCTTCTAGAGTTCCGGTTAAAGGCACGCCTTTAGGGTCTTTTTTCTTTGGTTCAAGGTCCTCTGCCTTGATTGTAGATGTAAGACCCTTTTGAAAAGTTTTAAGAACGTCTCCAAAACTAGCATTACCGTCTAGCTTAGGACCTGTGATCAACTGAGGAATAAAAGTAACCTTCGCACCATACCTATTAGTATCTGATATAGGGTATACTAGAGGTTTATGTGCAGTACCGTCATGCGACCCCACTTCTTTGTCGGTCTTAGACTCATTGATCTTGGTTATCTGTTCTTCTGCCGTATACTCGCGAGGAACACTTACTGTCTTTTTATCTTCTGCCATGGTCTGGAACCTATGTTTATAAATACTTTGATACTATTTATACAGAAGCGATGAAGATATAAAATGAATCTAGTAGAGGACAGTAAGTTCCTGACCGAAGGTTGGTCGTATGATGAAGGGCATGTATACCCAGATGCTACTAGTTGCCGGATCATTCACACCATATTGAAGATGACTCGTTCTAGAAACGTGTTGGAGATAGGGTTCAACTATGGTCACAGCGCATTCACTTTCTTGAACGTGGATAAGAACGTCAAGTATCATTCGGTGGACATAGGACATCACGAGTACACTTTGGTCAATGCCAATAAACTCGAAGAGATGTACCCCGACAGGTTCGTATTCAGTCACATGAGTTCACATGATTTGGAGCCACGTACCCTCGACCTATACGATATGGTGTTCGTTGATGGGGACCATAGCATAGAAGGTATGTCGAAAGACTTGAACCTATGTAACGAATCAAGGGTAGAGTACATTCTATTTGATGATTACGTCCGTAGTCTATCAATGGATGATAGAGTAGAGTCACCGAACCCCAAGAGATTGATACATCATTACCTATCTAAACCAGATTTTCCGTACAAGAAAGTACATGAGTTCGCGTATCCTTCTAGCGATAGAATCAACCACATGGTATTATTGAAACGTGAAGACCTATAAAGGTAGATACAAACCTAAGAACCCAGCCAAGTACGCTGGAGACGTGGACAATGTCGTCTACCGTTCGGGGTGGGAGCGACATGTTATGAAATGGTGTGACAGCAATCTGGACGTGGTACAGTGGATGTCCGAAGAACTAGTCATTCCATACATCTGTGAGACCGATAACCGACCTCACCGATACTTCATGGACTTCGTCATCAAGTACAAGTCTGGACGTGTTGTACTGGTAGAAGTCAAACCCCACAAACAAACCCTACGTCCCGAGCGCAAACAGGGAAAGACCCGTCGCACTCTATTAAACGAGGGTATGACCTACATCAAGAACCAGTCCAAGTGGAAGGCCGCGTCCGAATACGCGAAGGATAGAGGGTACCACTTCGAGATATGGACTGAGAAAGAACTCACCGCTATGGGTATCATGCCCAAGTCAACACAACGTATGCGTACCAAGAAACCGTTAAAGAAATTGCCTCCTTTCAGAAAGAAGAGAAAATAACGTATAAATAGAAGTACGAATTTTAACGGATACTTCGATGTCTAACATATTTCAAAGATTAGAACTACAAGCGTTCCGTGCTGGTATTACACCGCGCACGAAAGAGTCCCGTGATTGGTTTCGTAAGAAGATCAAGAACATGCGTAGTATCAAACGTGAAGCATTGATGAAAGAAGACCCGTTGAAGCAAACGAGTCAAGAGATCGTCGGTGGTATGTACATGTTCTTCTACGATCCTAAACATAAGGATACGCTACCGTACTACGACACATTTCCATTGGTCATTGTAGTGGGTCCAGCAGAAGGTGGGTTCTATGGGTTGAACCTACACTATCTACCTCCTATCTTACGCGCCAAGATGTTGGATGCGTTGATGGACATTACATCGAACACTAAATTCAATGACTCTACACGATTCAAGATGTCGTATGAGTTGTTGGTCAAGTCAAGCAAGTTGAAGTACTTTCAACCATGTTTCAAGCACTACCTGAACGAACATGTAAAGAGTAAGTTCTCTATGGTCCCAGCACCAGAGTGGGAGATTGCTACATTCTTACCGACCGCAGACTTCCGTAAGGCAAACTCTAAGAAAGTATACTACGACTCCAAGAAAATGATAGGCGATTAACAGATGGCTGGAATAGAAGATTTAAAAGGTAAACTTATATCCAAGAATGGTATGGCGATGTCCAACCAGTATTCTGTGGAAATGCCCTCTGAGGTAGGAAGTGGTCTAGATGGTGGTGTTAAAACTAAACTCAAAGGGATGTCGGGTACTACTGCTAATCTATTGTGCAAAAGTGTCTCCATGCCTGGTAAACAGATTACTACCTTAGATCGTCAGATAGGTATCTTCAGTGAGAAGGTCGTTAACGGGTTTGCAGTAGATGATGTCACAATGACTTTCTACGCATTGAACGACTATGGCGCAAAGAAGTATTTCGACACGTGGCGTTCTGCTATGTTAGGTGAGTACGCTGTACCTAAAGAAGAACCGAACGAAGAGGAAGAGGGAGAACCTAAACCTCCTAAACCAACTCCTCTACCCAAAGGTACCGTCGGATACAAAGACGATTACGTTGCTCCGATAAAGATACATCAACTGAGAAAGCCTATTGCTAGGGTAGGATTCGACGTAGGACCTTTTAGTATAGACTTTGATCTATTAGGTGCATCCATATACAGCGTAGAGTTGGTGGACGCATTCCCAACCACAATTACTAGCATCGAACTGACCAATGAAGCGGATGGTTTGGTGGAGATTAGTGTAACATTCTCCTACACTAACTGGAGAGTCATCAAAGACGAACGAGGATTAGGAGAATTAAAACTGAGTTTGGGTTCAATATTTTAAATTATAGGATTACATAATGGCATTACCAAAGTTAAACGCATCACCAACATATGAATTAAACGTACCATCTACAGGACAACTAGTTACTTTCAGACCCTTCCTAGTGAAGGAACAAAAGAATCTATTGATTGCGATAGAGACACAAGAGAGACGCGACATGATGCGAGCTGTTGTGAGAACTATTGAGTCGTGTGTAGAAGAGAAAATGAAGGACCTGACTATTTTCGACGTGGACTATATGTTCACGAAGATACGTGCAAAGTCTGTCGGGGAAACAGCAACACTGATTATCCCATGTGAAGAATGTAATCAAGGTTCGGAAGTACCGATAGAACTAGAAAGGATTATGCTACAGGGTGAAGTGGTTGATGATAAACTCATTGAGTTGACAGACGACATCTCTGTACAGATGAGGTACCCAACCTACGCAGATTTTATGGACAATGATAAGTTGTTCAAGGACAATTCTTTAACTGAGACTATTTTGGAAATGGTGATGACTTGTATAGAGTCAATCAACACCCCAGAAGAGAAATTCTCTACAAAAGATGAGCCACGAGAAGAGTTGGTCGACTTTGTAGAATCTATGTCAGCCGAACAGTTTGAAAGGGTGACAGAGTTTGTGAATGGAATACCAACAATAAAACAAGAAGCGGACTTTGTGTGTGACCATTGCGGTCATCACAATGATCGTGTACTAAAAGGAATGGACGATTTTTTTTAATAAATCTCTCCCATGATAACTTGGCAAACTACTATCAAGTTAACTTCCAACTAATGAACAATTATAGTTACTCATTAGATGAAGTGGAAAGTATGTTGCCTTGGGAGAGAGAGATTTACTTGAGTATGTTAATCGATGATATTAAAGAAAAAAACGAGAGAGCAAAACAACAACAAGGTTAAACCATGGCACTTTCAACACTAGCAGATACTTTAAGATCACAGAATACGCAACTGGTCAACATCAATGATGGTATCAGTAATATTGATGCGTCTTTCTCTAAGTGGTTTGTTGCACAAGAACAAGCAAGACTAGAAGACCTAGAACGTGAACGAGATAACGCGGCTGCTTCCGGTGCCGGTGGTTCTGCTGGTGGTGCAACTGGATCCGGTGGTGGCGGTGGCGGTGGTGGTCGTTCCGGTGGTATGTTCGCTGGGATGGGTGCTGCATTAGGTTTAGGTAGAATGAGTGGGGGTCTTGCGAAGGCAGGTATCTTCGGTCTTACTCAGATGATGTCCGAAACTCTAGGTAGTGCCATCACAGAAATGACTGGGGATAGTGACCTAGGTGCCGCAGCCGCGAATGCTGCTAAGTTCGGTGGTATAGGTGCATTGTTCGGTAAGAGGTTTGCAGTACTGGGTGCGGTTGCTGGTGCATTTGCTACTCCAGAAAACATAGAGATGTTAGGGGAAATTGGAGATACTCTAGGACAGAAAGGAAAGGAAGTAAAGGACGCAATTGCTGGATTGGGTATAGCATTACCATCGTTATCAGATGTTTACAAAACACTTGCAGATGGTAGTAATGAAATACTAAGTGGTATCAATTCATTACTCAAGGGTGACGTTCAAGGTATGGCTGAAAACGTAACTGGGTTTGCGGCAGCTGGTGGTATTGCTAATGCGGCGAATTTAAAATTGAATAAGAAACTGGCGGCAAACCGACCTCCGCCTACCAACCCAGCATCATCAATGACTAAACAGGAAAGAATAGCAGCTAACAATAAGACTGCCAGTGGATTGAGTAAAAAGAAACTGGATGCACTTGCAAAGAAAGGTATCACTGTAGATAAAGGTGGAATGAAACAGAACGGTAAGTTCATGTCGGCCGACAAGATGGATGATGCGTTGAAGAGTGTCAAGGCACCTTCTTCCGGTCAAGCAAAAGGGTTATCAGCTGCACTGGCAAAGTACAAGAACTTTGGTAAGTTTATGAAATTGCCTATAGTAGGTCAACTCGCGTCTGTCGGTACTATTGGATTAGTATTAGCAAACGATGACTTATCCAACAAAGAAAAAGCAGCGGAAATCGCTGGAGCACTTGGTGGTATCGGTGGCGGTACTCTTGGTGCACTTGCAGGGGCGACACTAGGTACAGCTCTGCTGCCTCTTGGAGGTACAGCGGTTGGTGGATTAGTAGGTGGTATATTAGGTGGGTTCTCAGGGGATTACTTAGCGAAAAACATTGCAGAGTGGATGATAGATGGTGGCGGTGAACTCGTCGATACCATAAAAGATATCACCGGAATGGGTGGTGGTGGTACTAGTACTGTTGCTGGTGGTAGTGGTGGTTTAACTGGTGCACCGCCTGCAATGAAGATGCCAACCGCAACTGGTGCTCAGATTAAAGACGGTACTACACAGTCACAGGCACTCGCTGGATTGGGTGGTGGTACAACCGTGGTTGCTCCACAATCATCTAATGTTTCCAATTCAAGTAGTAACACAAGTTTGGTATCAAGCGCACTCACGTCAGCGGATAGCTACGACCAACTATCGGGTACCAGAACAGCATAAAAAAAGGGGACCGAAGTCCCCTTAAAACTATCAACTACAATATATTCTATTCTTCTGCAGCCATCTGCGCGAAGTAAGATAGAGTATCGTCCGCAGCTGCGACAGCAGCAACCGGAGCAGGAGCAGCTGCAACAACTTTAGGTTCAGAAGAAGTATCCCAAGGTGGGGC